TGGGGGGTTGTTGGGGTTGTCCTGGTTGCGTAGGAGGTGGGCCACCGCCGGGAGGTAGGGGGGGCTGTTGCATAGATGGGTCAAACGAGGGTGAGCCCTGACTAATTTGGGTGGTTACCCCGTTTCCCATTCCTCTGCGTTGTAAAGCCTGTTGGATCGGGTCACCACCCTGTCCCGCCATAAATGCTGCCATATAATCTCCTTTTACAATAAAAGCCACAATAAGTGGCTTAATTTAGCAATGCTTAATTATATCATCTAAGCAGTCGGGATTCCTAAAGACTGCATCATTTGAAGATATTCAGGTGAATAGGTGTTTTGAATTGGAGGTAATGGTTGACGTAGATTCTGAGCCAAACGTGAAGGGGCGGGACTATTAACTCCCACTGAGGCCATATTACTTCCGGGTATAGTTTGTCCGGTGGGTGTAGCTCCTAGCGGGCCTACGGGTTTACCTGAAGCATCGGTGGTTATATCAAGATGTGCGCCTGTAGTATTACCTGATCCTGGTTGGCCGGGAACTCCACCTGTGTAGGCGATAATGGTTCCGGCTTTAACTAAACCCTTCTGTTCGGGGGTCATCTGGGAAAGATGAGATAAATAGGTAATTTCTCCAGTCTTAGGGTCTTGCAAAGCAACTCTATTACCAAAGCCAGACTTATCGTAACCTTCAGAAACAAAGTTATAGTCTTGGGGAAGTTTAATGGGAGTACCAGCAGGAATACCGAAATCATAACCTTGGTGATAGGAATAATACTTTTGCATATCAGGAGAAGCGGGGCCGGGAGATTGAGTAAGTTTACCTTGTCCTGCCAGCCATTGGGAGTTGAGTTGTCTAGCCTGTTCTTCTGGATCCATAGTTTGCCGCTTGACTAACTGGTGTATACTGCTAGTTATGATTGAACTTGCAGCAACTTTAATTGTTTTATATTTCTCTTTTTATATTCTTATGTTTTTAATTGGTATTGGTGGTTATTTATTGATTGGGGCGGGAGTCTTTTCATCTTGGTTATGGAGTAAACATAAAACCATTTTCTGGATAGTGTCTTTTTATCTTTTTATGGTTTTATTGATTAAAATAATTGGTTAATGATATTTCTTTTTAGTCGTATCTCTTAAGTATTTCTCTTGTGCTGCTCTAGATTTAACCGCTGCGGTAACATCTTCAGCAGATGGAGGATTAGATACTGGACTAAAGTTACCTTGACCATATCTTAAATCTCTAACTAAACGACCTTGTTGAGCTGGTCCTTTGCTATTATAAGCACCTGCAGGAATATCGGGAGGCAGGGGTTGTCTAGTCATCGTATTAACGGGTATTGTTTCAGTCGGGACTAAACTGGCTGAAGAGGCTGCTGTGGGTGCAGTAATAGGCGGTAAAACATCAGGACTTAAAGCGGCTCCGACATTATATAATCCCTGATTAACTAACCCTGCGATATTACTGCCAATCTTTGCTACACCCCCGGTAAATCTGCGGGGAGATTGCATACCCTGTAACCCACTTGGATCGCTTAAAATATCTTCTGAATAAGTTTTTAGAGCGTGATAATCTCTTAAATAAGGAATAGCCCCTTTTACTTTTAGAGCTAAATAATTACGAGAATATCTAGCCATTTCAGTAGTTATGTCTTTACCAATAGGTCCATAGGTGGGTGAGTTAAAAGCCTTTGGGCCATAATCCATAGCGTTAGTTTTAATAGCGTTTATATCAGCAGCTGATAAATAACGACTTCCAGTATTTAGACTGTAGTCCCCATAATTGTAAACATCCCTAATTAGATTTGAGATTGCTTCTTCTTGACCAGGAAATCTCTTTAATAAATAGCTTTTCATATTATTAGTAAATTCACTAGTTTGAGCAATTTGAGCATAAGCTGGATCTTTTAAGACATTCCCCAATTTAATCCCTGTTTCAGTTAAAGCCTTATCGGTTGCTAGTATTTTTCCCTTAGTTGTTAGTTGGCCGGGAATATCATTTTTTAGCAACACTTTAGACATGGTGCTAGCTTGATCCATATTGTTTGTTTGTTCTATAAATTCTTTAGTTCCACCCCCACTAACTAATTCTTGAGAATTTTCCGCTGCTTTTTTAAGAAAGTTTCCTGTCCCTTTGACCGGACTCTTAACAATTTCAGGCAGAGTTCCCTTAACTTCAGGTCCAACTTTAGAAAATAGACTTAAATCCATTAAAGTCTGAACTGGCTTTTCGTAGGCCCTCTGTCCGGCTCTTTCTAAGAAATTTCCCCCTTTTAATGGTTCACCAACTGCTTGATTCAATTCACTCAATAATCCGATGGCTAAATTCTTAACGATACCCGGCATACTAATATCTTGGCTTAATTGTTGAAGTTTTTTACCCGTAGGATCAGCGGCAGCATCTTGGACCCTAGTTATGTAATCACCTGGCATTTTAGCAATAGTACTTAACATTTCTCCGGTATTATTGATGGCATTGACTCCCAATCCTCCCACAAATCCTTCAACTGGACCGACTGGTGATTGATCGGTTGATGCTGGCCCAGTGCCGTTTTTGGCTGCCATAAAGTTACCTATTCCCTGATCTATTGATTGGAATATGTTTTGAGATTTATTTTGTTGAGATTGTGTTTGGGGTATTTCCGGTAATGTCTGACCGGCCAATCCAGCAGTTTGATTTATTTCAGCTTTAATCTTGTCTTTTTGGCCCTGGTCCACACTATAGGTGATTTTGGGTAATTCTCCGGTTAATTTTCCTTTTAAAGCTGAAAGCCAACCCGGCCCTTGAACATTCATTGGTATTTGAGATTGAGGGGGAGCTAGTTTATTGTAATCTGCAGCCGCCGCATCTAAATCGTTCTGGTCACCACTAATCATGGCATCGTTAACTCTTTTGGCTGCTTGCGCCCTAAGAGTAAATTCGGCAGTCTGAGTTTGTTCTTGAGGTGTTTGTACTTTTAACTGAGGATTGGATAGTTGTTGCTGACGGGTAGCTAGATCGGGAGCAATTTGGGTATCAGATAAACCCTGACCTTTAAGAGTGGAATAAGCTCCGGCATTAGCCTGATCCTGAACGTATTTGAGTTGTTCTTCATAATTTGAGGGAGTGGCAATCCCGTATCTTGAGAGGTCCTGTGGATAGACATCTTTTATATTTCCTTGACCGTCATCTATCTCATACATTCCATTTGGTTTTAACCCCATAATCCTCCCTTATGTTATGTGAGCACCATTGCCGGAACCGACAAACGTCCTGGTTGAGGCATCAAAGATAAGTCCATTCCCAGCCGGAATATATGACTTACTGGAAGTGTAGTATTGAGCTTGGGCTTGGGCTAGAGGACTATTGAGTTGCTGTTCACTTATGGCTAATTGGTTGGCTCTATCAGCCTCAGCCGTACTTAATTGAACCCCAGCTTGCATCTTTGCTAATAAAGTGTTCAGTTCGTTGGTATTCTGTTGAGATTGTAAACTAACACCATAGCCTTGTTGCTGTCCTAACAAAGTAGACTCCATTGAGTATGGTTGAAGTTCTTTCTGTTGCTGTTGTTGTTCCAAACCTAACTGAGTAGAGACCAGATTTTGCGCATTTTGAGCCTGTGTGGTAGCTCTTTCGGCTAACGGAGATAGTTTAGCCTGTTGGTAACCAACACCTCTATCTAACTGATTCTGGCTCATTTCCTCGCCTCTTGCGGCATTTAATTGGGTGTAGGGTATCTGGGAAACGGTATCATTTAATTGATTGGCATTTGCCTGCAAAGTGGGGAGATTGTATTGTTGACCAATTGAACCATACAGCGAGGTTAAAGTCGGTTGGCTATTTATAGCTCCAGTGTAACGTCCTAAAAGATCAGCATTTTGCTGTTTGTAGGAATTTAAAAGATCAGTATTCCCTTGACTTTGGGAATTAAGTGTCCCTGAAGTGTCCGGTAAGCCATTCATTGAATCTTGTACTGAAGACATAGTATTTAATCCTTATACTAAAAATCCCGTCATCTCTGGCGGGCTTAAATTAGCTCTTTGGTATATTTTAGCATAGTTTAGATCTCGTAGTTAATTTCTAGGACGCTTGATAACTTAAACTAATACAGATATTGTCAGTAGTTGCCCAAGTCCATGGAGAGGTGGGGGTTATAGTCATAAGTTTAACCGTTGATCCACTTGGACCAAATTGGTAAATCGTAATGCCATTATCAACCACTCCCTCGTAATAGCCCACACCGTGCTGAAGAAAAATAGCCTTACCGCAAGGCATAATTGAAGCAGTGGAGGCTGCCGCTACTGGAGGAGTTATTACAGGATTTGTCCCCATAGAACTTCCGCTACCAAATACAAAAGAAACCTGTACAAAAATAATCTTACCAATCTGGCAATAAAATCCCGTGTTAGTTCCATTGCCTACCGTTAAATTTGTCCATGATGGGTTAAATGATGTCCAGTTATAGGATGGAATTGATGCTGGAGTCCCCCAGGTTGGTACTCCCCCAACCATAGTCAAAACCTGATTGGCTGTACCCACTGGAAGTCTGGTGAAGTTAGTCCCATCGGAATAGTAAAGATCTCCAGCCGAACCGTTCACGTATAAGTGTCTGGGTTTAATCGCCGCAGGTAGAATATCAGCCTGACTGATACGCTTAAATTGGTCAGTGGGTTGATCTAAAGGTGTGACTTCAGTCCCAAAGGTGGGGTTAACTTCAATCGGTTTATCAGCCATATTCTCCTAAATTTGGTTTTCTTCTCGAGCGTCCTCTACCTGACCCGCAACGGCCAATAGAGCTTGGGAAGTAGTAGTGGTACAACCAAAATCTATACCTAATTTGTATTCAAAGAATCTACCACCCATAACTTCAACCCGTGAACTCCGACTGCCTACAGTTGAGTCAGTTGCAGATACCCATGATCCGTCATCTATTTGATATTTAGGAGTCATCGTCTGGCCTGATATAAGAGGATGATATTGAGCTTTTACTCTTTGCAGAACTTTATCCTTATAAACTCTCCCGGCATCATCGGTCATAAATTCGATGGTTGCGGTCGTGTAAGGGGGATTAGTCTGATCGACCTCATCCATGCCACTTGAGACATTATCTTTCCAGCCTATCAAGAGTTTACCGTTAAAGGACATTAAGAGACCTATTTTAGCTAGATTAGTTCGGGTTCCGGTAGAAATCACATGGTCAAATCCTAGAGATTCTGGGTAAGAAGGATTCAGTGATCCATAAACATAAACACCTTGCTCTACCGTACTTGAGGTAGATGGACCCGTACCTGTATGTAGGAGGGCATGGTACATGGTCATCGCTCCGGGCATGATCTCAATCGTGGTTCCGGGGTCGAGTTTGGGTAGGTTGCGAACTTTAGAAGCTGTCGCATCACCGGCGTATCTCATGTGTTGACCTCTAGCCCCGGCGTAGAAGTCAATAATTCCTTTAGATCCAAGCATGGCATCAATCGCCCCTTCAGGTACGTCAATAAAGAAGTTGTATTGATCTGAGATCCCGTCCCAGAAGAAGATACGTCCGTTTTCAATTGTAGTTATATTTGGTCCCCGTTGACAGCCTACCGCTAAATACTCATTCCACAGGGTAGCGCATCTGGCAGTCCACTCTCCCGGGAGAATTATTCTATTTGGATCGTAAGCAATCAGATCCCATTTACCGATGTATTTGTCGTTTAAGATAACTAGGAAGTTCTGGAACCTAATCATCTGGTGGTAATCCGTCCGGGTAACTAGGTAAGAGAAATAAGTATTGTAAGTGACTGTTGAAAGATCTGAGGTCGTACCTGTCGTCACGGTTCCATCAGCTACCGTACTTGTGAGGTGGAAATGGTACTGCGCTCCCCCACCCGCTAGTTGTGGCCGCCAAGGGCTAGAAAAGACGAATTCTACCAGTTGTGCGCTTCCTGGGAGGTTAGCGTTTGTGATAGTCTTGGTTGCCATTACCTGATGGGTTGAATTGTGTACGGTTAAAGTCCAGTCTCCGGTTCCTTTAGTCGCTAGTTTAACGTCTATAGACTTTTGAGGATCTTTAGTAGGAGTGAAAGTAACCGTATTGGAGGCTGATTCGGTAATTGAAGTGGGTACGGTAAAAGTCTGTCCGGTTAAGGCTTGGGATTGATCCACGTCGAATCTCCCGTTAGGTGCGGTAAAAGGTACGTCAGTTGAGTAAGTACAAGACGAGTTAGTTAGATCGTTAGCGTTGGAGGTTAGATCAGTGACAGCGTTGTTGAGTTTGTAGTAGGCTACTAGACCGACTTCATTCCCGATAAGCTGGACATCCTTATAACCGATTAGATTAGCCTGAGAACGGACTGCCGACCAAACCCTCACGTCGTCCATTAAACCATTGTAAAAGTTTACTGCCGTTCCTGCTCCATCCTTACTGGTAGCTAGGAAGAATTGTGAGGCGTTGTCACTGATTGCTGTCAGAGTCCCGACTGAGGTTCCAATACTTATACCATTAACGTAGAAGTTGGCCGTTGAGGTTGAAGCTGTCCAAGTTACGGCACAGTGTTGCCATTGGGAAATAGCAATAGAATCCGCCTGTTTAATCAGTTCATCATAAGCTGTGCCGTTAGTCGATACATCTAAATAAAGTTGATTGACTGAGCCGTTGGCTAGGTTATTATCTTGAGCGTAAGTGATTGTTGGAGTGGTCGTTCCTGTATAGGAAGTGTAGTAATCGATATGGATGCGGCCAGTTCCCCCAGCACCGCCATAATGAGCGGCTTGCTGAGACGAGTTGGTTCCGTACCCACCCGATCCTCCAGAAGCGGTTATAAGATTAGTTCCTAAAGTAGCCGTTTGACATTTCAAAAGAACTGAGCCTCCAGCTCCTCCACCACCGCCACCTGTTTCTCCTACAAATAAAGATGTATTTTGACCATTTTCACCCGCTGAAACTATATTTGAACCAGCGATAATAACGGCTGAAATAAAGATTATCCCTCCTCCGGTTCCTCCTCTAGCCCCACTGTTTGAGGCTCCAGCTCCTCCCCCTCCCCCTCCAGATCCCATAAAAAGAGTGGTTAAATCAGAAGTTCCGCAAGTTGACCCTCCGACCGGTTCACCTAACTGATTGTTTGCACCGACAGATCCATAGCCCCCGCCTCCACCGCCACTAGGATTACCGGCTGGAGTTCCAGCCCCACCACCACCGCCGCTTCCACCAGAAGCATGATATGCACTAGAGCTAAAGTTTCCAGATCTTGATCCGGTATTTCCCTCACCGTAACCTCCGTCTCTTGACCCTCCCCCAACTCCGGCCACACCGTAAAGATAACCACATCCTGAAGCTGACAAATTACCCGTTACCGTAACTGTTCCATTCGCTAAGAAGGCCAATATGCCCCCGACTGTTCCATTCCAAGCCTTAGCAGTGTAGGTTTTACCAGAGTTGATTGTGACATTAGTGTATTGTTTTAAGACCCTGACTTGCGCTCCGGTTCCGTAAGTTGCATTAAGAGGTTGATCTACAGTCACGGTTCCTGCCGTATAACCTACAATCTTGTTTCTCATCCAAGTACCAGCTCCGGTTCCCTGGCTCTGGTGAATTAAGATAACTTGTCCAGAGGCAAAGGAGACATTGGTAGCCGTAAGAGTAGTTGTGTTTATGGTTCCAGTACAGGCCGAATCTATCACGGTTTCAGTTTCATCAAGTGAGACAGTTTTAGATCCATCCGACCCATCACCAAAGTAACCTCCTACTGCCCGGACTCCAAATCTATAAGACCGGATATTGCCTGATTCGTTCCACTTAGAGACAAACACCATTTGATTACCAGTAGTAGGTAGAGTTGTAGGTTTGACGTTACACTCAATAGATAGGTCACCTGTTATGGAAAGTGAGGCCGTATCGGCTCGGTAAGCGTATTGAGATGAGGCGGCCACAGCACTTAGGGAGTAGGTATTCTGGGGTACACCGCCGGTAGAGGTGAAATAGTCGTTATTAAAAGTAGGTGAACTGGATAACTTACCGTATCTGCCAATAGTTGAATCATTGGCGTAGTAAATAGCATCATCATCAGGGTAATATGACAGTCCGTTACCATGAGAGCTGGGCGCAGTGTTTAGTTTAGCGTAGGCTCCCGTTGTACCATCTCTTGAATAGAACGACCCGGAAGCATCCACAAAGTAAACTGTGGTCCCAACTATATCCCCGAATTTAGGTAGATCGGTCACAATCGTGCCTGACTTCTTAATCGTGGCCGGGAGAATGTAAGCGTGCTTAGGATTGGTTCTGAAGTCAATACATCTTTCCCAGTAAACCGCATCAGGGATCATTGACTCATGGTCAAAGTCGGAAATACCGCCTATAAATCGGTCGTGTGATTGTTCTATTAGTGCCATATTACATGCTCAAAACTACCCCCCAGGGGTATGTCTGCTTAAGTTGACCTACGTTTAAGTGTCTCGCAATCTTAGAATCAGATCGGCCACTATAACGATTCCTAGCACCAATAAGTCCACCTTGGATATTCCGTCCAGTACGGTCTGCATTTGATGGGTCTCCGGTAAAATACATATTATTCCAATAAGCAAAGGCTTCTTTATCTTTCTTTAAGAGGGCGTAGAAATCTGCTAGGACTCCCCAACCCAAGATCTCATGACATTCCTCCGGTAATTCTGGAGTTTGACCAATGGTATAGGAGAGAGTAGCCCCGCTGGTTTCTTGATAGTTCTGGTCTAGTTCTAAGCTGGTAGCTGAAGTAAAAGTTCCTATCCGATACCAGTGACCTGTAGCTGTAATTTGTAACCAGGAATTAACCATGTCGGCGGTCCAGGTAGTATTCAGTCCGGTTACGGTAGCATCAGCGTTAACTACGGTGATCGTGCCGGTAGTGTAATCGTCGGCAGTCAAGTTGCGGTCCCGGTAAATGTAGTTTTCAGTAATAACGTAAGCCGCTTGGGGTATAGGCCAGATTCCGAAGTCATCCCGTCTAGGAAAGACATATTGGGGGATAGTTGTGACTGAAATCAGGGTTTGGTTTAACCGATCCCACTTATCCTGAGAGGAGATTGTAGTAAGGGGATAGGCAATCGAACCCACGGTAACGGTGAAGTTCTCAAACATCTTCAAATCAATCGGGTTCTTGTAGTATTGCTGTGCTGTGACCGTATTTTGAGTGGCCTGTTTCTGGTTCTTAAAGATTGAGAGTTCAGCTTGCATTGCCTGATACTTAAGACCTAGGTGACGGGTAAAGAAGGTTTTGAGAGCGGTTGTCCCGACTCCGGTGTTTCCTGTTCCGTCTAAGAAATCATTATATAAACTGGTGAAAGTACTTCTCGTAGTGCCTCCTTAAACAAGAAGCGACCCCAGATAGGATCGCTTAAAGTAGCTATATTGCTATTTTACCACAGTTACTTGGACTCTAGTTTATCCAGATGCTCCAACACGACTACCATAATCCTAGCAAGAGTCTTCATGTCAATGTTACCGGTCTCGTTCAATTCCTTGAAAGTAGACTTAAAACCATTCTCCGGAATTAAGTAACCGACTATCTGCGAGACTTCATGTCTCAGATCGTTAGTGTCAATCATTTTGGGTCAACCTTTCGATAAGCGCCTGTTTTTTGTCCGTCTTTTCAGTCTCCAGTCCTTGTTTCTTAGCAATAGAACGTAATTCAAAGACTGATTTACTTTCTAAGTCCACTTTAAGCCGTGTTTCCTCAACTACGTCAGTTTTAGGAGGCGTATTTGTCAGTAAGTCGTCTAAACTACCGATTTTGGGCGTTGTAGAAGCCTTCCTTGAGGATAATTTACGCAGGAAGTCATCATCTGACTCTTGTTTAGGCTGTGCGGCCTGTTCTTTGACCATATCGGCCCCGTATTCTTCCTCAATCCCTAGCCACATCATCGACATTATCTGTTTACGCTTTTCTTTGTTCTCAGTCGTGATGGTAGAGAACTGAATCTCAAAAGGCATCTGTTCTTCCCATTTGGTCATTCGGGCTAAACCAGCTTTAACTCTCCGTTCGTTCTCTGTTTTAACGGCTTCGTCCATTTTGTCGTAAAAGATCTTGTCACAGATCTTAGTCACGAAGGATACGGCTAGATAACGGGGGAAAACTTGTTGACCTGCTCCGAATCCTGAATCCTTGTTCTTACCCGGTACAGTCCATCTATACCCGTCATTATAAACATCAAAGTCCTCATTGGTGGGATTGTAGACCCTAATCCTATCTTTTGATGAACGCTCCAACTCTTTCTTGTATTTAACCTGATCCTCAGTCTCCATGCCAAATAAATCATCAGCCATAGTTAGTTTACTTTCTTTTCCTCTGCCTTAGGCTCGGGAGTTACGATAATAATAGGTTGGTCAATAATAGCCGATCCGTCTTCTACCATCCGTACCTTGATCGGGGTTAACTTTAACTGTAGGTGGTTCTCTTTTAAGAACGCTTGTAACTTTTTAACTGCCTCATCTTTATCCATACTACTCCTTTAATAAGTTATTAAATCTATTCATCTTCTCGGTTAATCTCTTTTCCAAAGCATCTACCTTCTCCATTCTTTGAGTAAACAACTGCCTTTCTTTCTCAATTAGGATATTCTGTCGGTCAATCTCTACCTTCTGGTTCTGTAAAGATTTCCGTTCCTGTTCTAATCCTTGTGTTTTAGACTCCCTAACCTCTATATCCCTAATCCGCTGTGATATTTCTACTTGAGAAGCGGTGCGCTCTTTCTTAATATTAGCCACCATTAAAACCAACTTATCTTTCTCCTCTTCAATCCGCTTAGCTTCTTCACTTAACTGGATTTTAAGATCCATATTTTCCGATCTAGTTTTGTTGATCTCAGCCTGTTGGGTTAATAAAGCACTCTCCCTTTGCCTGACAATCTCAGCCTTTTTACTGACTTCATTATCTAAAGCGTTAATCCGGTTAGATTCTTCGATTAAATACTCTAATCTACCTTTAACATCGGACATCTTCTCTATTAGAGTTTGAATATCAGCGTTGGTCATTAGCCTCTATTTCTTGGTAAATAGATTTAATATCATCTTCATAATTCGTCTTCTGGCCCCGTTTCCAGTACAACTTATCAGCTAGATGCTTTTTAATGTGATCGGCTAAATCTGTAGGAAATAATTTAATGGATAGGGCTTTGATGGTGTATTCTTTACTACCATTACCATCGTTGTAATTAACTGTAAAATCTTCGGTATCGGGATTAAAGATTAACTTCTCTGAAGGCTCTGATTTGAGCGGTAATAAACTCATTTATGTATTATATACCATTTTAGATACCGACACCTAAAAGAGAGAGGTTGTGACTGGTTGCTCCTCCAGCTACATAGGGAGCAAATGAAGCACCTGAAAAGGCATACCCAGGAGTTCCGGTAGTGGTAGCAATGGTAAAACCCATGGTTTGGGATCCGGCTGGATGTTTAACTCCATTGGTATCTTCAGCCCGGTGGAGGATAACTGGATTTGAAGAATTGAGCGTAACTGCCCCACGGGAAGTTTGGTCTGTCGTCATGGTAGTCCCAATACCCAAACAGTACTCTACTCCCTCAACAAAAACCCAGCAATTATCAGCCGAAGTAGTCACGGCAAAAGTTTTATCGCCCGTTCCGGTGCCAGTAGTTCCATTAACCGCATCCGGCGTATGGGTTTGTGAACAGCCGGTGTAGGAAACACTGGTTCCGCCAGCGTGTTGACCGCTACCATAAGTCCAAGTCACCGAGACGGTGTTAGATCCAGTACTGGGATTTTCTAATAACCAGACACTACTTTCAGTTCCACCCGTACTCTGATCGGATCTAGCCTTATACATGGTAACTGAATTATAAGTGACTCCGGTAACTGTGGCTTGACCTGAAATATAAGATGAAACTCCAACCCCCACCACTAACAATAAGTTTGAGCCGGTACAAGTATGGCTCCAAGTTAATGGACTAGATGTGGTAGCAGCACTGGTAGTGGCAACATCTAAAGCGATAGCCATATTTTACAGACCCTTATACCCGCTGGCAGAAATAAACACTGCACTAGCGGTAGCGGATTCAGCAAAATAGATGGCAGTAGCCGTAGTTGGTTGGCGTAATGGAGTTGGGAAAGTTAAAGTAGCTCCACCACCCGCTGGAGCTGGAATATCATACAATTCAGTCCCACCTGAGCCATCTTGGATCTTTACATAAATTGTGGTGGCGGAAGTATTCAATATACTGATTTGGGTTATGTAATTACGTAAACTACCTCCAGGTGAAGCTATGAGAGAGGTAGTTGTAGTATCTGTCGCTGTCGCTCTCCCACTCACGAAGTTTTCAGGATTAGCATAAGGAAGAACGATCAACTTGCCTACCAAGTCAGCCACCAACTGTACTTTTCTAGCAGTTGTAACAGCAGAATTTTCCGAACTGACCGCCTGAACACCCAGATTAAGAGGTGAATCAGTGATGGCTACGTTGGTAGCTGTTACAGCCCCACCGGCTATCTTGGTTATATCTGCCGCTACTAGATCGGTTGTCCCGTGAGTAGTTTGGTCAGTGGTGACTTTACCGATAATGGCCGAACCAGCCACCAAAACTGGTGCGGCGGCTATAGTCACGGCTCTTGAGGCGGGATTTTGCTCCATGTAAGATATTTCTTTTAAGAGAGGGATTACTGCTACTGAAGTAGTATCGGTGGCGGTTGATCTAGCTACCGTAGTAGTTCCAAGAGCTACATCTCCCCCATCCACAATCGCCCCAGAAGCTATTGATCCAGAGGCTAAAGCTCCACTAGCAATGGCACCGGAAGCGATAGATCCCGACGCAAAAGCTCCAGATAAGACAGCTCCGCTAACTACAGCGCCAGCGGCTATTGCCCCGGCTGCAATTGCACCACTGGCTATAGCACCAGAGGCTATTCCTCCGGATACCACCGTCACGGGATGAGAGGTGACTGTGCCTGATTTAACATTTACATCCAAAGCGTTGGTAGTTGAAGTTAAAAGATTTCCTGATCCATCAGCTGTTCTGGTTACCCCGATTACCTTGGTAGTCTCTGCGCCTAAGGTAGCGGTGACGGCTGAGACTGGAGTTAAAGTAGTTATTTGAGCAGCGGTTAAGACTACCGGTAGTGAGGCTGCTGCTAATGCCTGTCCTTGTGAGGGAATCTTATCAACGTCAGCCTTTATCGCTGCTAAATTACCACCTGTTTCATTAGCGAAGTTGGTAATTGCTGCCGGAGGCGTAAGAGTGGTAATGGTGGCTGAGGGTAAAATGACGGCAAGGGAATTAGCTGCTGTTTGTTGTCCTATTAAAAGACCAGTTAAGTTTCCACCATTATTTGCAGCGATGTAGTTAGCTGTTGCTGGAACGGCTGCCCCAATAGTCGGATTGGTTACTGAAACTGACGCTGTGACTGGAAGAGGTTTGGCTGTGGAGACTGTCTGCCAGTTAGCACCATCAGACCATTCAATCGTATTTCCTACCGGATGGGCTGGAGGAGTCCCCGCATCGGTATATTGAGTGCCTCCACCAAAAGAGGTTATTTGTGACCCTGAACCGTCCACAATGGACACGTTGACTGGATCTACCCCGGGAATGGGAGTGTAAGTAGCCGGGTGGACTGTTTTACCATCAACGCTAGAGGTTGTCCCTATTGATGGAATTCTGTTATCATCCCTGGGATTAGCCATAAACTCCTTTATTTAGGCGTGACGGTGGCATCAGCACTAAGAGGCATCCATCTCAAGAAGAATGTCATTGCTCCTGAAGTGGGATTGTCGGTCGTTGCGTAGTGATATTCAATGGTATTGTTGGTAAGTGTCGTTTTATTTCCGATAATAATTGGGGTAAACCACATCATCTGGGTAGCCGCCGGTTCCGCAATAAACCCAACAGCGGCACTCTTAGCAGTTAAAGCCGTTGCCACCAATCCGCCCTTATAGATCATTGATCCAGCCTTGTAAGTTGAAATGTCTGCCCCACCAACTGCCGTTAAATAAACTTGGGCTGTCTGGTCGTTAATCCTCCAGCTAGAGGCAGTATGGTTAGCTCCTAAATCGGTAGTTACGATCCCCCACAATCCTCTTATCTCAAGTACTCCGGTAAAACCGAAAATGGGTACGTTGACAGTGGCAGCCGCCCCAGTAAATATCTGACTATCAGTAGAAATAACCCCGTCAGTCGTAATTGGAACACGATTACTATCTCTTGAGAATGAACCTGAAGTAGTTGGCATAATTTCTCCTTATACAATAAAGCCCCCAGATAGGAGGCCTAAATTAGCGATACCTCATTTTACCATATTTTTACGCAAGATGACTTGGTATCCCAAAGCCAAGAGTTCGTAATCACGGCAAAAACAATTTATAAAGGCATCTATGGCCGGTTTAGGAGTAATGGGATTGCTCTCTAACCTCGTCCATAAATAGTCGTCAAAGATAATCACCCCTCCTGGTTTAAGAATAATATGGGCTTGAACTGAATCAATTAAACAATCGGAGGCGAAGTGTCCGGCGTCAACATAAATAAGGTCGGCTAATTCGGTTCTTTTCTTTAAGTAAGTGAAAGTGGTTTCCTGGTGAACTCTAACCCTATCCTTAAAAGGCTCTATATTGTGCAGAAAGTTAGTCTTGCCCCCGTTCCAGTCAATTATCTTGTTGTAACGGTCGTCATTGATCCCGCCCTCCCAAGTATCCACACAGTCAATCGTACTCTTAGGATGAGTTAGTAAGTTTTCCAGCATCCAGACGGTTGATCTACCCTCAAAAGCACCCAACTCAATCGCATGAGTTTCCCTATCCTTAAACAGGGGGATTAACACCTTCTCCCAGGTGGGTATCTCTACCGTCGTCCAGTCTTGAGTATATTTGTATTCCATATCAATAAACTTGAGTTCCTTTATGGCCCAATTGGATGGTGGGTGAACAATAGACCTCTATTCCTACTTTGTGGCATTTAGCGCAGAATTCTATATCTTCAGTGTGGTGTTCTCCATTAGGTTCCTCATAGGCTACAAACCAGGGAGCCTCTACCTTTTCAAAGACGGTCATTTTGATTAGTAAGAATCCGGTCGCTATGCCAAACACCGGGAATAGTTGAGCGGAGAATTCCGACTGCACAAATTTACCCTTATCTGGATCAGTGGAAGGGTCAACTAACTTAAGTGTGGAGATAATAGGTTGTCCGGGTACGCCTCTGGCATTGTAGTTAGCCCCTACTACGTCTTTATCGTGGTCTATAAGCCTTTGGATAGCTGATGGTTGGAAGATCATATCCGCATCAATAAACATTAAGTGGGTAGAGCCGTTCTTTTGGGCAACCCTAACCAATTCATTGCGGTTGTGTGCCACGTAACCACCAATTTGCAAGGAAAGATTAACCCCGATACCGTGGCCCTTAATAACCTCTAATGCTCCAAATAAGGAAGTGACTGTCTCCGATTGAACCACTCCACCCGTACAAAGTCCAACCGTTAAATTGATTGCAGTCATGAGGATATTATAGCAGAAAACCTCCAATAAAGGAGGTTTTATGCTGTTAAGCCAGAAGCATGATTTTAGTACGTGCTTGCGACCGGACCCAAGGCGGTAGTGAAGGAGGTGGTTGAGTAGGAAGCGGTGGTCAAGAAAGTACCATAAGTTTCTGAGGTGACTGATTTAGCTCCAAAGTTGCCTATAGTATGGGTAGCTAAATAACCAGTAGTAGTAGATCCTTGAACCAGGACATAATACTTGGCTGGACCGGTTGCTCCGTAAGTGGCCGTAAAAGGAACTTGTTGATAAGCATCAGCGGTGCTTTGAGCCACAGTGGTAGCACTTTTAACTAAGACTGTGCCAGCTGCATTAGCTAAACCTACAGTTAAGTTTGCCGAGGCGTTGGTCGTGTGACCGTTCAAAATAGAGACACCAGTCAAAGTCACAGCGGCGGGAATAAAGACTTCCGCTAAATAAGTAGCAGTGGTAACAATTTGGGTTTGGGTAGCGGCGGTAGTGGCCGAAAACGGGATACTTCCCGTAGCGTATGAGGTGGGTACGGTTCCGGATGAGGTAATCAAACCGGTCACATTACCAGTTACTGCTCCAGTCACAGCTCCGACTACGCCACCAGTGGCGGTAATTGCCCCGGTAACCGCTAAAGCCCCCGTAAAAGCAGCATCTTTAGCAGTGTTTAAACCGTTAAATTTAACTACGGGTAAATGATCTTCAATATTCACAGCCATAAAATCTCCTTAATATTTCTCTCCCTCGTAGTCATTAGCTCTAGGTCAAGAGTGAGACTAATTGCCTCATTGCCGCCCCCATACGGATGGGAGCAGCGTGAACTAATTAGTCAATTGTTAATTGAACACTGATAGCGTGACTCGAGTTAGCACCCGACATACTGAACCCGATGTAGGTTCTGGCGCTTCCAGCGACAAACACACCAACCGCACCAGCAGTCGCAACTGAGGGGCCGACTAATGAACCAACCAAAAAGGTTGAACCATCAGAGAGCGCACCGCAGACACCTTTAGTCTGTAACCAACCATAGTTGGCTGCAGGGATAGGTGAGATTGCGATACCGACTGGAGTACCGGTAGCAGCACCACCAGTACCTTGAATGACACCATAGTAGGGACTTTTACGAAGAGCCACCGTGGTCGTAGCCGTGGTTAAGGCGGTACGAAGAGGCGCATCTAAGTAAACGGTCAGGGAAGCTGCACCAGAAGCAGTGGAGTGATCGATGATCGTGTATTCCTCACCAATGTTAGCCGAAGCCGTACTGGAAGTAGAGACTACAAACGAGCCTCCGACTAACATTCCAGCGGTAACAGCAGTATTACCATTGGTCAGAACTACTTTGGTATCCCCTTTAGCGGCGGCAGTCGCAACTGCTAAGCCATCAAAGTCAGTAATAGTGGTGTTGGCACTAGACTGAATCGCGTTACCAACCACTAAAGTTGGAGTGGCGTTATAGCAAAATCTAAACGCTTTACCCGAATCACCGAACATCAGTTGACCAACATCCGTTACAGCGACAGTGCCGTAGGAATAAGGATCAAACTGGCTGATTATTGGGTTTGCAGAAATTGAAGCCATATATTTTCCTTTCTAATTATTTAATTAAACGGTCGATACTCCTGTACCGCGACCTTGTCGTCTAAATTGAGATCCGCAGTATTGACCGATATAGAAGATCCGACCAATTTGACCTGCTTGGTTAGGCAACATCATGTTGGGCATGAAGAACCAACCCTTAGCGGAAGGCATTTCGGCTTTACCGACACCTTCGTAAGTGGAGAATTCACTCATGTCAACCTTCTCAATTTTGCCTTTGTATTTCAGAGGCACAACTGTCCGGCCACGAACCTCTTGATAGCGTTCGTTTAACATGAACCAGTTACCTGCAGTGCAGCGGTCATCTTTAAGAACGGGTTTACCTCTCCAAGATAGAGCGGTGAAACCTAACGCACCAGCTAATTCGACTGGTTTAACAATATCATTCCCCCGTAAGGAAACTTTATTGTAACCGATTGAACCGTAATCAGCCCGAACCTGGGGAGATAAGAGCTGCTCGTACAAGGACCAGACCGTTTTGGTGGTGAGGTTCAAGTTGGGTTGTTCGTTGTCTAACCCGACCGCAGAGATCGTATCTTCCAAGGTAGCCATTTTGGCTAGAGTTAAAGCGGTACTCCAAGAAGTACGGGTACTCTTTAACACGGTGTAGGTGTTGCGGGATTGGCCGCCGATGGTCGCTACATCAGTTGCATCATCGACTAAAGCTCCAAGACCAAGAATTTGATTGGCTGCGCCTGTCGAATAGACAGCATCACCAATCTTCTGTCCGGCTTCAGCAATCGCTTCCTCGTATTTGAAGGTATCAATGTCAATCGTTCCTTCAGGACCGGCATTAGCGAAAGATTCAAGCATGATTGAAACGACTGGTTGAGTAAACGCATTGTGGGCATAACTCAAAGTAACGGTCGTATCCGAAGCGGAAGTGGTTAAGGTCTCTAGACCTGTAAACCATTCTCCGCCACCTGCTGAAGTAACTTTGACCGTATAATCATAAGTCTTCCCGGTCATCTCTTTAGCCATACCCATTACCCGAGCGGCATAGGTATTGCCTGTCAAAATGTTATCCACAACTTTAGCGTAGAGTTTACGTTCGGTAAAGTTGTCTACACGATTTGTAAACTGTACTCCGGAGTAGCTCATAGTATCCTTTCATTTTTATGGAGGTTATGTCCCCATGCCTTTATATTTTTGGGCATTGGCCTTCCATAAGTAATTTTATAATGACACTCTTGGCAAAGAGTTCGACAATTATTTATGTCGAATCTACCTTCAACATATTCTGACCATGGTTGGATGTGATCTACTTGCAAACATCCATTATGTTGACCGCAGATTTGACAGGAATAGTTATCCCTTTCAAATACTAATTTCTGTATATCTCTCTTGAATCGACATCTTTGTAGACGATCTTCTTTAGTTCTTCCGTCGATATAAGCTGGACAGTTCCTACCAGATCTTGGATACTTACGATAATATTCATCAGTACAAGATCGAGAGCAGAATCTATTTGGTTTATAAAAGTGCTTGTTGTAAAACTGTTTTCCGCAAATTTCGCAAGTTCCTATCCTATTACCCGGATCTTTTATTAGACTAAGTCTCCAACACTCTCTTGAACAAAACTTAGGATCAGGTCTAACAGAGTATCTTCTTGCGCTAAATTGCTTCTTACAGTGTTTACAAACTACTTGCATATATTTGTGACCAACAAAAAACCCACCCGTTGCGGGGTGGGTCTAAACTGACCACTTTCGTCTATTTTACCACAAACTATTGTTCTCTAACAATATCCTCGATTCCTTGTTTGTGGAATTCAGTGTAAGGAACCTTCTCTGCCGTGTTGGAGGCTCCACCATGAGTCACTCCAGTCACCGGAGCGTTGTAACCTGCTGGTTGCTCATTAGGGGCTTTGAAGTGTTCGTAGAAGATCTCTTTTAAATTAGAGATAGCATCCAGACCTTTAGTCTGACGATCCTGGTTGACTTCCATCATCGTTTTAAAGAGTTCAACTCTAAACTGTTTACCCTCATCGTGAGGATAATCTTCTTCTTTACCATTAACCATTACTTTAATTACTTCATTGTCTTCAGGATCAACCGTCGGTATCTTACCAGCCTTAGTCAATTCCCCAATCTGGGTATCCCAATACTTGTTGATATTTGTAGTAAAGTTCTTCTGGGTTTCTTCCTGAGTCTTGGCTTGTTCTTGTTCGGCTTTCTCAGACTCGGCCAGGTCGTTCTTGATCTTCTCGTGAGTCTTTTCAGCCGTATAGTCTAGGGCTTCTTGCCAGGTGGGTTGTCTTCCTTCTTTACCCCAAGGGGTATCGTCTACCTTCTCTTCTTTATTCAACCCAAACGCTGTAGAAAGTTTACCCACCATTTCCTGAGACATCTTTTCAGTTTGGGTAGAGACCTCAGTTTTAAGCGCAGCAATCTCAGCCTTAAGTGCTTCCACATCTTCATGGGATTCAGGTTTCTCTTCTACTTTGGGTTCTTCCTTAGGCTCCTCTTTTGGCTCTTCCTTAACCTCTTCTTTGACCGCTTCAGCTACAACATCCTCTAAATCCTCAGTGTGCAGGTCTTTTTTCTTAGCCATATATCCTTTCGCTAAATTGCGATAATTTTACTAAACTTATTCTTCTTTAGATTCAGACTTCTTGTCTTTGGCATCCTCTTTATCCTTACCTTTACCTTTTTCGTTCGCATATCTCGCAGCGATTGCACGTTGGGCCATTTCCTTAGAATCTGACTTACCGACGACTTTACCGGAGTCTTTCTTAGTAATAGCGGTTTTACCGTTAGGTAGTGTCTTTAAACTGTATGGCATAATATCTCCTTTAATATGAATACATTTTACACCAATGAGTTACTGGGTTGAGGTGGTAGAACATTTACTTGAGCGGTGTTACCCGGTTGGGGATTGCCTGTAATTGGCCCTGCTGCTTGAGGATTAGGAGGCGCAAACTGAGCTGCTGGAGGCGCACCGGGGACAGGGGCTTGACCTGGGGGTAGACCGGGTTGAGCGGGTTGCTGAGCTAAGGCTCCGGCCATTGCGTTAGTATCCTGTAAACCCATAGCGTACTTAGCCATGTATCCTTGGGGGTCAGACATAAATGTAAGCAGTTTCTCAGTCCTACCCTGGGGATCGGATACGCCGAGATCTTTATAAAAAGTGAGGGGATCAATCATCTTAAGTTTAGCCATGTCAATCGCTTGCTGTTTGGCCTTCACTTTATCTGTCCCTGAAGCTGTAATAACTACTTCCATGCCATCATCTACCATATCCCGATTTAATCTAGTAAATATAGTCTCTCCATTTGGACCCATCGTCTTTTTAAACTTATCCTCGGTATATCTTAATTTAATAAACTGTAAGATCCATTCAGCCATCCTTCTAGAGGCGTTGTTGATAGTTTCCTCTGTTAAGTCATCAGCCCGAGTAAAGTCACCCTCACGACTTAGTTGATTGTTAGTAGCCACTTCTGATGAGGGTTGACCCCTAACTGTCCCGTTGACACCCATCTTAGCGAATAGGCGTTGTTCAGAGAGAGCTAGGTCATTAAAGGCTTGACTAGAAGGTTGCTCACCGGGAATGAACGAGTGGACATTATTCACGTTACCTTCGACTACCATATCGGCATCGGGATCGGTCATGTCTAGTTCTTCAATGTCTTCTGTTTTAAGACCTGAATCAGTCGAGAAGATGTGTTTACCTCTAGCCCTGTCCAGCATTTCACTGATCTGACGACCTCGTTTATCATGCTCTTCTTGTAAAGGGATAGCTTGTTCAACAATTGAAGTCTCATCCAGAGGTTGTTTGCCCCATTGATCGTAACCCATGAAAATATACGGTTTGGAGGGATGGTCAAAGTAGTTATAAAAGACTTTCTCAGTCGGGATCGGTTGGCCGGTAGCGATAGCCAGTCTCACACTTAATTCATCGACGTTACCTTTAATCTTAGTCTGTCCTTCCCAGTCGTAGTTAGGATCTTTAATCTTGTCAAAGACAAAGTCTTTATACAACCACCCAACACAGGCCTGACGTTCAAAGGTGGATTCGCCATTCTCTTTGGTCTGCTCTAAATGGTCAAACCAGATCTCAGTAATCTTAACTTTAGTATTCATCCCGGCTTCGTTGTTCTCGTTCTTACCCCCATCGTCAAAGACACCATATCTTCGGAGCGCAGCGTAGAGTTTCTGTTCTTTCTTAGGGAACATCATCACTAACTCTTTAACGGAATAGTTAGGCACATACTCAGCAATAAACTGCATATGATCGGGATCTAGATCGGGTGAGGTGTAGTCTAAAACTAGGTTCTCAGGGAATACCCATCTAAAGTTATAATCTCCAATTACCGGATCCCAATAGGGCTTAATCGCACCCAATAACAGAACTTGGAGGTGTTTAAAAGACATCCCCAGAACCTTACGACGTTCGGCCTTCTTAATATCCGAATCTATATATTTGGAAAGCATCTCTGAGGTGTCTTTAGATTGAGGATTGTCCGAACCAGGAGAGGTGATAATATCCGGCATCTGACTTAAAGCGATAGGTTTAAGATAAGCGATAGCTTCGTATAAGAGATTATCTTGGAACCTGGACTCATACTCTTTTAACTTACGCTCCCTTAACTGCTTGCCAAAGAAGTAAGACCACATCTTCTCCCGGCGTTCTTTCAAACTATATTCTTTGTTGTAGAAGGTTTCGGAGTCTTTAATTAGCTTGTTAGCAGTTCTGGCAAAGGTGTCATCTGAAAGAGAGATTGATAGTCCATCCCGTTTCTCAATAACAGAGTTCTCTGGTCTAACCTCTTGTCCAATCGTTTTATTGTATGCGTCAGTGAAGGAATTATCGGACATTTAACTCCAGATACTATAATGCCACCCGATTAGGAGTGGCTAAATTACCGTTCTTTCAATTTTACCATATTCGTAGACTGGTTGCACAAACCCTTCAATTACGTAAACTGAATCACAATCCCGGTTCTTACATTTTATTGTAATCGGAAAGACCATCTCTAGTTGACCGGGAACTAATTGAACGATTGAGCCATGATATTGAAACAAACCGCACTGACATTGAGGACAAAAGAAAAGGTGAGATTGCTCTGTATCGTGCCTTAACCAGACTGAAGTATAAACTCGTTTACCCATATTGATATTATACCTTAATTACCCCAATCTCTTTTTGATTTACGTGATCCGGTAGCCCAAGCGTCTAAGTCAACTCTCATTAAAGGTCTTTTATTCTTAACGTGAGGCATTTTAATCTCACTGGAGTGAGTAGCTCCTACTTTAGAATCTACCCATGTTTGGTGCTGAATCCCGTAAGAAGCACTGTCGATTCCATGATCTTCAAGATCTGAATTTAAATCGTTAATATCGTTTGGGTCTGGTTCCATTAAGGGAATCGTTCTAATCAAGTTGGGACAGGCTCTCGTAACCATCCAATAAGGTAGTCCGTCCTCAGCCATCCTAACCCAGTTATCTATAGCTGCCCATCTAGATACCCGCTTATTTGAAGCAGCCATCATGTTTGGTTGAGATCCAGTTAAATCTCTAAATGAATACCTAAACTGATCTATCACTGACAGAGATCCATCTGACTGTGGTGTTTCCATTGAGGGATCACAATAAGTCTTACTTATAGTCTTGTAGTCTATTAACTTGGTTATGTGTTCAGCGTGTTCATAAGGCGATTTATTAGTATCATAAACTTCATTAAAAGTGATAATCCGGTTAAACTTCTTTCCCTCGTATTCAATGGGTACAATGCAATGGGCATACCAAGCGAAAGGCGCAGCCCTACCCCAGTCAATCGTCCCAAACCTTTTATACTTATCCTGAGGTATAAAGATACCATCTAAAACATGGGTTCTTGGACTCCATGTGGGGAAGAATCTACCCGCTGACTCCTCAAATGAAGCCATATATTCTTGGTTAAAGAACGGTAGTTTGCCCTTTTCAATCGCCTCTTCCCGTTGCTTGTCGATATATTTAACAAACTCTATTCTTTGGATAGATCCCTCAGGCCAAGACATATTGTCATAACTGGTAAAGTGCCATGTTTCCCAATCTTCACTTTGTTTAATATCTTTGCCAAAAGTATTTATCTCGTGACTATGATCCCCTCTTAAGGCGAAGTCGTGGAACCAGTTGAGTCCTTTAGGTGTCCCGATATATAGTTGTCGGTGATAGGGTGAGTCCGCTAAAGCTGGCTTTATGGTATCAAATGCTTCTTCTTTAACATCGGCAACCTCATCCCAAATAACTAAATCTAATCCCGAACCCCGAAGAGAATTATAGTTGTCTGATCCCTTTAACCTAATCCATGAATTGTTTAACTTAACGTGTAGAGATAGCTCAGAATCGTCTTTTTTAATCAGTCCTGCTTGTACATAAGGCATGAAGTATTTAGTTATGTCGGGATCAATCCAATATATTTCCTTAGCCTGTCGATATTGAGGTAGGATAATCCAAATGATTTGATCTTTTAATTGAAAGGCTCTGGCTAGGGCTTCATTTAATCCCAAAGCTGACTTACCAAACCTTCTACCGGCAACAACTACTCTATTCTGCGCTCTACTCTGGTGAATCTTTATCTGATTAGCGTGTGGTTCATAAAGAGAATCCATATTCTAGGCCTGTTTTAGGGGTTTTTATTGATTTCATCCGTGCGGTGACGAATTGTGCCTTTTAATCAAGAGAGTGTTTTTAATTAACTCCAAATAAACTAAGTATTATCGGATTGTTTTAGTGAAGAATGGAAGTTTACTGTGATTTCTCCCGTATTATTGACCGTACTACTTTGATTTGGCTTACCCTCTAACCTATCGCCAATCTCTTGAATGGCTCTAACATTGCCCTTCCTGGCCTGTTGCATCAATGACTTAGCCACAATCTTCTTTATTGGTGTGCCGTCTGCCTCTTCTTCTTCCATAGCCAGTTTAATCTCGCCAGTCCAAGTCCATTCTTTTTTAGGAGGGCCGTTTCTATTTATGTTCTCTGGGTGGGCATTAAATCCTGCTACTGGTTTCATAGATAATTCATTGTTATTCATCCAATATACTATCAAAATATTTTAATATTTTCTTATTCATCTTATCCTTTATTCTCTTTTCTCTAAATTGTCTTTTTTTTGCCCGCTTTATATCTTTCCCCACTTTATTTAAGATTAAATTAGACATTTCCACATTTGAATTGCGTGGTGAATCAAATAATTTCCAATCTCTTATTTCATTTTGATCTGTTTCAATGTTTGAATAGTGGTCTGGTTTTCCTTCACTGTCTAAAAAATTACCCATATCACTCGTCAAGTATACTATCAAAAGTATCAGACATTATTTTATCTTCAGCTAACTTAGATTTATCTTTTCTTAAGGCTAGTTCCTCTGGTGAGAGGGGTTTAACCATACCTATTTTAGGTTTAGTTCTAAAGTTGTCTAGGGTCTGTTGGATTACCTTACGCTGTTGTTCGGTAGGTGTTCTAACCCAAACAGCTAAACCGTAACCTAGAAAGAACGTGATGATAGTGATTATCCAGGTTAGAATCATTTAATTGGCTTTATGCCTACACTGGTTGCGGATACTGCTACCTCACTAGATTTGAGACTATCTAAGGTACTAGTTAGTTCATCTAGTAATTCTTGCTTAGGGGCAATTTCTGCCGTAAGTGAGTCAATATCGTGCTGCATTTGGTCTGCTGAAACGACTGAGGCGGTTTTGTTACCTTGATCTTCGACATACTTAATAAACGTATCTTCGTCTACTTTAAAATATTGGGTCATAATTCTCCTGCTTTTTTAAATAATTCATTCATCTTTGCTAATGTTAATGTCCCTACTTGCTTTTTCCCCTGTTTTCCCAACCTTGAGTATCTTTCCAGACGTAACTTGCCTCCGAGATCTCTTTTTTTGTAGGTTTTATTCCCTTGGTTCCGAAGTGTTCCAGATACTCTTTGCTTAATTCCCCAGAGCGGTAAGGTTGAATCACTGAGTTGAAATACTCCCGTCTGCCCGTACGGATGGACTCTGTGGTGAACTCTGGGCTTTGGCCGGGTAAGGTGTAACCATTGCGCCGCTCTTGACAGGAATTGCATGGACTTATTCCATAGACTGTTTTGGTGGCGGGTTGACTTTGACACACGGGACAAAGCATGGATTCTCCTTTTAGCTTGCTGTTCAATTATACTCGGGTCTTTAAGCTCCATTCTTAGCATCTTTTTCCTTTAAGATAATCGTTGGTTCATTTATAAACTGAGGCAATTCAATATCAAATCTACCATTAGCAAGTTTAGCTATCACTGAATGAATTGAGACTCCGCCTTCTATTACTTCTTTAGTATCTTCCAATTCTGCAAGTATTGTGGCATTAAATGATATTTTCATTTCTTCTCCTCTTTCTCTGGAACTATGACGCAATCGAGAGAGTTTATGGCAACGGAAACTGAGACAGCGTTCTTAATTACGTTCTTAGCGACTAATACGGGATCTATAATCCCTTTTTTAACCATCTTCTCTAGTTTCCCAGTAGTAACATCCACACCAGTCCCAAGTTTTCCACTTATCCGCTCCATTAGTTGTCCCGAGTTTAACCCGGCGTTTTCCACTAACTTACAAAATGGTTTCTCTAAGGCTCGGTATAAAATCTGTTGCGCCGGGGACTGGTCCAAGACATCACGGATGTGTAGGTAAATGATCTCACCACCAGGGATAATACCTTCTTTCATGGCTGCCTGCGTTGCTGCCACCGCATCGATAGCTCTTTCTTTTCTTTCCTTCATCTCGACTTCGGTATGTCCGCCAACCTTTATCACGGCGACACCGGTTAAGAGTTTAGCTATTCTTTCCCTTAGTTTCTCAGCTTCCCAACCGCTTAGTTGTTTTAATTGTTCCCTAAGTGACTGTACCCTAGCTAAAACGGCTTTTGCCCCACCTTGACCACCTACGATGAGGGTAGCTTCCTTAGTACTCGTCACTCTATCCGCTCTACCTAAAACATCAGTGTCTAGTTCCTGGAACTTCATACCCATATCATCGGTGACTAAAATGCCTCCCGTGAGGATAGCCACGTCAGTTAAGAATTCCTTTTGCTTGTCTCCGAATAAAGGAGCCTTAATAGCTAAGACATTCATTCCACCCTTAGCCTTAGTCACAGCAAAAGTCTCTAGCGCAGTCCCGGTAATGTCATTCGCTATAACGACAAAGTTTCTAGCTATCTTGCCGATCTTCTCTAATAAGGGCAACATCTCTTGAATATTGTCTAAATGCTTATCAGTTATCAGGATATACGCATCTTCAACGGTGGCTTCCATTCTTCCGGGGTTGGTGATGAACCAAGGACTCGCATAGCCTTTGTCAAACTGCATCCCATCCTGTTTCTCAACCACAGTTTCATCTGACTTTGATTCTTCAACCGTGACGATTCCTTCTACTCCGACATCGTGCAAGGTCTTACCGATCATCTTACCTAGTTCTTTATCCTCTGAGGAAATAGTAGCTATTTGAATCTCTTGATCTAAAGTGTTTACGGGGATAGCCACTTTGTCTAGTTCTTCAATCAGTTTATCCCGGCCCGCTTCCAAGTCTTTTCTTAAAGACATGGCATTAACCCCTGTGGCGGTGATTTTCATACACTCGGAAATAATAGAATAAGCCAGAAGAATAACAGCGGTAGTCCCGTCACCTACTTGATCTACTTGTTTCCTGGCAGCTTCACGAACGACTGAGGCTCCGAAGTCTTCCAGTTTATCGGATAAATCCACCGCATTAGCTACTGAAACCCCGTCATGTAAAACAATCTTCTCGTAGGTCTTGTCTATGCCACAGTTAAGGCCAAGAGGCCCGAGCGTGGTAGATACAGCTCTGGATAGTTTCTTAATCCCTTCAAACACTTTTAGTTTCTGATCGTCACCAAAATAGATTAAGTTAGACATTTAATAGCTCCTGATTCTCATAAATGTTACCGACGACTTCAATCTCTTCTTTACTAGTTATGGGAATGCAATCATCTCCCTCAATTGGTATGTCCCAAGACCAACCAGTCCATACAACCTTACCAATACAGGGATTTTTATGTGAATCTTTTATTATATCCCCTTCATATATATCTTTACCGTTTTTATCTTTTAGGCCGGTTAATTGCATCCATTCAACTTCATCTAAAGAATGACAATTATCCCAATTACCATCTGGAGCATAAGTCCCAGTATCGCAGTTATAAACTAAATCCATCAAACCCATATACTCCATCATTTTATCTTTAATATTCCACGCCCTGAATTTAATTTCTCTCATTTAGCACCGCCGCCACGTCCTTAAAGGACACAAATTGATAATGCTTACCGTGATATTCAAAGTTCTCAGAGTGCCATTGTTTATGGACAATGACATCGCCTTCTTCACATGGAGCTGCCTCACCTTCTTCTGGATAACCCCTATCATCAAAAGACATTATATGTCCAACACTAACCACTTTCCCGATACGGGTGGATTCATACACGTCAGCTTTATTGGAAATAATAAACGGAGAGTTTGACTGTTCGGAAGTATCAAGAGGTTCAACTACTACATAACCTGGACAAGCGGTAAATTCCGTGGTCTTTTTCATAACTAGTATTATACCTTTCTTTAGTGCTATAAGTAACTATCTAAGTTTGTTTGGCATCTGCCCCACTCACGCCGATAGACTAACTCCCAGGTCAACAAATACTTTTTTTGCCCTGGGTTTGTCTTTCATGTCCCTCCTTTAATTACTTTATTCTAGTTAATCTCTCAAGTGGTTGACGGTTTTTTGCACGTACCCTTTTATTTTCAGTAGTTATAAAACTAACCCCGACAATATCTGTCCAACCATTAGCCATGCCCCTCAAAATTTCTTCTGCTGTTACTTTCCTAAATCCAGTTTTAAACTTTTTTTGTTTCATATTTCTCTAACCTCCAACCGCTTCAAAGATTAATCTCTCCTTACTTTAATAGTTCCAACTTTTGTTTGTTATAATAATCTTTAGACACGCACCACCAGTTTGTATAACCTTGTCGGTGAAATATGTAGCTTTTGGTTTCTTTCCAGTAATATCTAATGGGTAGTTTAAGGTTCCATATCAATAATCTAACCATGAATTCATCCATACCCTCAATCCAACTCCCCCGTGTCTTTCTAACGTAGTTATGGATTCTGTAGGCTTGTTTTGAGTTAATTGTTTTCATACTTCACTTTAATAGTTCCAAAATATCATCAAACCACAATAATAATTGGTCATTGGTTATTAGTTTTCCAGACTGTCTATCCTCACGTTCATTTAACCATTGGCGCAACATTCCAATATCTTTTTTTAATGCTAACTCCGTCTCCTTAAGCTGGTGAGAGAGGGCTTGGTCACGTTCTTCCCGTAATATCTGGAAGTCCTCTAAACCTTTTTGTATCATAATCCTTTCAATAAAGTGTTCTATTGCATTACCCACCGTCACATATTTAATTCCTTGATAAACAGGCTTACCGTCACTCCAATTATCGGGATTGGTTACAAAAATATACATATCAAAAAATGCCTTCTCCCATCCTTGCTTAGTGGTCATAAACCATATCCTTTTTCTGATAATTTAAGGTAATCTTTGGGTAACGGATAAAGTATCTGGACGCATTTTTCATCTACGTTATAGACCACTTCTGCCTTTGGATGCTCTTTTTTAAGGGTTTTAATTTGTCCTAAGATAAATTCAAGATCAAATTCGTTTAATTTCATATCCTCTTCTAGGTCATAACGGGGGGTTAGACCTTAAAATCTCTAGCTTTTATTTTGGTAATTATTCTGTAGCCTCTGCGGTTCTTTAATTCAACTGCCGGACGGCACACTAAACCCTCGGCTGGAAAGTCTCCCCATTGGCTTTTAAGACCACCCTTAACCAGTTCTACAGCCTCTAAAAGCGTTCCATTACCTACAATTGGGACTACTTTAATCCCTAGGGTAACGGCTATATCTTCTACATCTTCACGCTTTAGCCACCAGTCGCCAATCTTAACGTCAAACAACACAAAGTCCACGTCATCCTTTTTGTAGTTTCCGCCACCTTTTTGTATTCTGGCTCCGTACCCTTCACCGTAAAGACAGACATCGGTGGGAGTCTCATCAGAGGCAAACTTTTCCCTTAAGAGTTTCCTTTTGGGGGTGGTGTCAAATAACTCAGCCAGTTTATTTAAGAGTGGGACATAAATCTGGGCGTTGTCGGTTTTGCCACCGAAAGACACCTTTTCTCCATTCCACATTACCCTAATGTTGGTTCCATCCACCTTCTCGGTAAATATCCACTCGTTGTCTTTTAACCATTCAAGTTCAGGCTCAGCCCATTGCCCTTCAAAGACAAACCTCATGTTCTTTGGGTCACGCTTAAATAGCGTAGTTATTTTGTGATATTCAGTCATACAAACTCCTTATGTTTTAGTGGGGGAGTTATAGTTCCCCTAACTGATTAAATTGGTCACTAGTCATTTCAATCTTTTCAATGGAGACTGGACACTCAAAGTCTATTCCCTCAATACAATCTTTCAGGTAATCAAGAGCTTCGTCAAAAGTCTCAAATACCATCGGAGTTTCGCAGTTATCATTTACTCTAAAATAAGTTTGTTTCATATTTCCTTTAGTGGGGGGGTTATTTCCCCTTATTAAAATAATCCATCTTGGATGTACCTATATCCGTTCTAAAATGACCGCATTGATAACCATTATCCCAAGCGTCTCTAGTTTCTCTTATAAGTACCTTTTTAATATCTTTAACAATATCTTCGTAGTCACAGCACTCAAAACAAGAGCCACCCTTTTTAACTAATTTGGTTTTGCTCATTACTTCATCTATTTCCATAACTCTCCTTTTAGTGGGGGGGCTAACCCCTTTTAAGTTTAGCTAATTCGGCTAATAAATCTTTTTGTTTTAACCAAACTCCATCTGACCTGACTATCCTATTAGGATTGTTCTCTACCCAATCTTTTAAGTTATCAACCCATTTATTCATTGCTTCGGTGTGAGCTTCAGTAACTATTTTCATCACTCTATCCACATCTACATCATGATAGATGATGGCTTTTATTTTGGCTCGTAAGTTAGTCATTTTTCTCCTTTAAGTTGGTTGGTACTAAAGAGCAAACTATCTATAATCTTCTCTTCAACGCAATAGTATCCAGCATGGTATTTATTGTCGTTTTTCTTTATCATTTTGACTATTCTTTCCCTCTCTTTCATCACCTCACCAAAACCACGTAATCCGGTTGACACTTCCGTTTCCATTACTTTGGTAGAGAACCAGTTAAATAATTCATCAATCTTTTGTCTCAACTCAACAGAGTTTAAGTAAGGTTGAATATCATAATATTTTGCTTTTAACCAGTCAGATGATTGGGTAGGGGGATTGTGACAATCACAAGGACAGTGGGGTAAACAATTGTCTTTACCCTTACAACTTTGTATCAAACATTCATTTTCTATTGTTACAAAAGATAGTTCACCTTCACTGTATATCTTTCCGCTTTCATCCTGACAATAGTGTCTGGTCTCAGTGTTGTCTATTTCCTCATCAGACATTTTTCTAACAACTATCTCCATGTTAATTTCTTTGATAATTGCTCTCAGCTTCTCTGGTGTGGTAATGTTTTTCATAATTCCCCCTTATAGTGGTTTATAAATATTAAAATATCCTCCCAATCTACGACCGTAATTCCTTCCCTAGTCTTTTTAGGTGTGTGGCTTAATGTGTCTAATACCCTCTCCAGCAGGGAGGCTTGGGAGTGGGAGTGAACGTGTTGAGCATAGTAACCCAAGTGTTCTTCAACTATTCCCTGGGTATCTTCTCTGCTCCATTTATTAGCGTCAGAACAATGAACCAAAGTAATTATTTGATCAGCACATTCTTTTTTAGTGAGTGGATTCCATTCCAGTTCTGGTTTGGTTTTACCAGTATTCCCGGTGTCTTTAGGCTTAACGGACTTTGCCGGAACCAATTTACCGAAGTCCTTGGGTGGTCTTACTTCTTTGGCAAGAGCATCACAGCCCTTATTGCATTTAGAACATCTCCAATAACACGCTCCCTCGTCAGCTACAACAGCTATGGCTTCCTTACCGCAACAATCTGAATAATAAACTTGTTGGATCATTTTAGTGACTCCTCAATTAATTTTAGTTCTTCTCTTGTCCACTTTTTAATATCGTGGCGGTGTTCTTCTAAGTATTCAACTCTCTTTAAGCCTATCTTTTTGACTAGTCCGATTCTGTAATCAATAAGGTTTCCGTGTTTGTATAAATTACATCCAGCCCCCTGGAGATTAAGGTTATCAAAGTTATATCTCAATGCTCCCGATGACCCTTGTGCTATGTAGTGTCCGCATTGTGCTGGACCACAATCCCTTCCACAGCTTATACAAGGCTGTCCGGCGTCTCTCTGTCTGATGTAAGCGTTCACCTTCTTTTGTAAAATCTTTTTAAGCTCTGACAATCTGGGTTCTTTAGCTTTGGATACCTGCCTCTTTTTACCCTCTCTTAGCCTGTCAATCTGACGCTGTTTCATTTCCTTTAACTTAGCCAGTTTCTTTTCGTACTTCTCTTTTTCGGTTAATTTAATTGGTTTAGGAAACATTAGTTTAGAGTTCATACTTTCCTTTATAATTAGGATGTGATTCTATGTATTTTCTAGCTCTATAGTTTCTCTTACTACATTCAGGACAAAGGGGGGCGTTCATGGTTTTGAATTCGGTGTTGCAATCTGAGCATATAACCCAATGTGTTTTTATTTTTCTTGGTATGTAAGTCATATAGTTAAAGTCAGAGGCGGGGCGAGGAACCATCCTATTACGCATTGGTGAGATGCAACCCGCCTCTTAACGTACGTTCTGTAGTGCTCCGATTTACACCCGAGCCTACGGTTTGATGGTGGAGCGTCAATTTTTCACTTTTAAGCAATAACGCTGTAGGTCACTTATGACGGACTGCTACCGTCGCCATCTGTTAGTAGGTTTAAATCACTGGCTTTGATTTGCCGATACGCCTACTCTTAGTTATTCCTTTAGAGGTCTAACCGGAATGTGAGACAGTCAATCGAAAAACTATCTCACCTTCTAGGGGGATAAGAAACTTTGTGACCCGTCTGTCCTTCCTGCCCAGGAAAAACATACCTGATTACTCAGCGGCTTCTTATCCCCTTTGGCCTCGATATAGCGGTAGTGTTAAATTGTTAATCAGCAAAGGACTTTTGTCCGATGACTCCGGCGCAGCTCCATTGATGGAAAGTGTTACCGGAGGCTTTATATTTAGCGTAACCACGGTCAATGTTGTACTTGTAGTCTTTTAGTTTCTCTATTTCTTTGGTGTTTAGTTCATCTACATTTATCTGCATGACCCCTATGTCATAACTGCGGCGACCGGACTTCTGGATATTTAAACCACTTACCCGGTTAGGATCAAAGGTAGAGTTCTCGCATTTACGAATCATGGTGATCGCTTCTGAAGCGTCATCCCCAAACTTCTCAACCAAATAAGCTAAGATGCTGCATTTCTGGGTCTTGCAGTTGATGGGGACTTCTACCCGGACTGGAAAGGGTTTATCTATCATGATCACTTTTGCATCTGACCGTGGATCGGCAAATTCAGCCTTAGCCGGAAGTAAGGTAGCCCAGTTTAAGTGAAGGATAACCCAACCAAAAACTACGGAGGAGATCATTAGCTTAATGGAGGTATAGTCGGTTTGGGTGTAGCGTCCGTGGATTCGTTGTTGTGTTTTCATACATTAAACATACACCGTTATTTACCGCTCTACAATAGGCAATTCAGCCAAGAGTTTCTTGGCCTTCTGGATAATCTTAACGGTGGAGTATAAAGCTACGTCCCGGTCCCACATTAGATATTTAGCAATCTCAGTGTCAGTCTTACCATCCTTTAAAAGCTGCATTACTTCAGCCCTAAGTTCCGGGGTGGGGTACTTTGAGGGCATGTATTGAAAGGGAATCATTTCCTTTGGTAGTTTACGGGTCATAGATTAAACCTTTCCTGGACAGAATGAGCCGTCTGGATTCTTAACTGCACACGACCAGAAGGCATATGATTTACCTGTTTTCCTACTTACGCCAGTTTTCCAAGACATCGGGACGTGGTGAATAGGACAATCTGGAATAGCACCGGGTGGATTGGTGGCGGCGATTATTTGTTTCTCCCGGTAAGTATCCACAGCAGTTTTAAACTTCTTGAAAATAGGCAAGCAGTTGGCAATAGCCTGGTCCAGTTCTTCCGGGGTATCGACGTTAATCACAAAGCCTGGATTCCCGTTAATAAATGACATGGTAAACATGTGTTCACTCATATTGACTTATCCTTTCCTTAATATTTTCTCTAAATTTATCCATTTCTAAATTGTAAAATTCCTTAAAATCTGCCGAAACGTATTCCCCATGTTCTTTGGCAGTCATCCATAGAGCGTAGAGTGCCTTTCTTTGGAGTTCTGATCGGCTTAAATCGTCTTTTTGCTTCATTACCATCAAATCCCCCGTTACCTTCTCTTCCAACGGTTCTAGGCTGATTACAGAGTTTATGTTCTGATAACCGAATAGCTCTGTTTTTTCCGGGGCGGTGAGTTCTGGAGTGGCAATCCTCAATCCGAGGGATCCGTCAACCTTCGCTGTCAGGCTAGTGATGATTCCATTAAATGTGATAGCCTTCATCTTATCCTCAAATTATTTAGCATTTCTAAACTCTCATCAAAGATGTGCATTTGGTACTTAGATTGAGGTAACTCAAACATTTCAAACTTTCCTAGAGCGTGGGATTCTAACTTTCCCTCTTTGCGCAGATCTCTACATCTACGACTTACCTCGCTACCGAACATTTGACCTTGCCAGACTCTACCAGTCATCTTTGCCGGGATAATTGATTCATTTTCTCTAACGTAGGCTAGGATTAATTCTTTTTGGGTTCTCATACACCATCCTCATGATCTAATTCAGCTTTCTCTTTTTCCACTAAGGTGTAAATATTTGGGGTTAGATTCCTTTTTACTGCCATAGCGTGATTAGTATCTATCACCCGGCAGACTTCTTTTAAATCTAGATCTTTAACTAGGTTGGCTAGGTAGTCCCAGGAGGCTTGACCGAACTCGTCTTTACCGATGTGGTATCTGACAATTAAGGTTTCCATCGTATCCATGAATTTTTCTGCTTGTCGTTGTGAATTAGTCATAGATTATTCCTGACTTTCTGGCATATTCACGCCCCACATTTCACCCATATCTTTATCGGAGTAGACTTTTAAGTCTTCATTGGTGATGACTTTTTCGGCTCTCCAAACCTCTGGATCTCTTTTAGCCACCTGGTTAAATAGGTTCGCTAGGGATTCAATCCCAAACTGTTTGTAATACTTTTCCATCTCGGAAACCGTTTTTTGATACTGGTTCCTTTGATCTATCAGAGCGTTGAACATTTGAGTGCTATTCATGGGTTCTCCAATATTTAATTAATATACTATCCAATATACACCGCTATATACTGGTTATGCAATAGGGAAAATATATCTTAAATACCGTATTTGTTTTCAATGTAAATCCCGGCCTTATTTTCTTCACGGGGAATCCAATCAATATTTGGACAACCAAATAATAACCACATCGAATTAGCTAATGAAATCATTTTTTTATGTCTTTCGGTTAAAAGTCCTTTGGAGAGCCGTTTTTGTTTACCTTTAGTCCATCCACCCTTAACCCATCCAATGGCTGTTTGAGAATCAGAATAAATCTGAGTCGCCCCTTCTTTTAAAGACAAAACAATTGCTGTTAATTCACCTTCATTATTGGAATAATCCCCAATCTCTTTATCTAAAAGCAATCCACCGCTCCACAACGCTACTCTAGTCTTTTGGTGGCCTTTATTACCATTACCTGATGTACCAGCATCACAATATATTACTAACATAATTTAATACGGGAGTTTAAGTATTTGGGAAGTTAGGCTGTTGGTATCCCCTAACTCTTCCCTTAAACTTTAACTCCCTTAAAGAATAAATAATAGTTTTTAAGTTTGTTTCCATGCTTACGCTTCCCACCGGGACAGTGAGTATTAACTTGTTGTAACCGAACGCGTTCTAAATCTTCCACCCTGTATTCCCCTCTTAGATGATCGGTCTTCTAAGGTGAGGTAGTCTGGGCTCTACCCTGCTTTAATAAATCGGTTCTATCGAATCCCGAGGGCTCACAGTCAACTTATCATTCGCAGACTGCTATAAAGCGGCCCCTCCCTACGTGTTAGCTTTAGGCCAACAAAAAACCGGACATTATCCGGTTGTTTTCTGGTCTAATATTTGTTTTAATTCTCGGTTTAGTTGTCTCAGTGCTGTTTTAGGTGGAGTGTTCAGATCCCAAATAATCTCACACAAATAATCTCGGCAAAACCCCCCCTCTAATCCTAATTCTACCGTTGTATCTTTAGGAAATCCCATATCATCTAAAATAAAATCACTTAATACAAAATCACCCACATATAATTGAAACTGTAATTCATAGTCCTCAAAAGAGGCGTAAATATATCTTTCAAGGCCAATCATTTTAATTAGTTGTTCTTCAGTCATAAAAAAAGACTCCTGTCGGTGTGGTGCTTGGTGTGAAGCAGCCAATCACACCACCGAAAAGAGTCTTCTGCTTCACATTATAGCACCGTGTGGCTTTCCCACAAGCAATACCTTTATACCACACCTAACGGACTACTATGCAATACCCAATTTGACAATATGTGTAATAATTACTTACCGCTTTTGGATTTCGCTCACCGGCACTTCTGAGAGCGTTTTTAGTCGTCGTCAATTAATTCTTCGTCTTCTTCCAGTTCCAAATCTTCAACAGAATCATATCCCAGTAACCAGGCCATATTGTCTAGTGAATCCTCGGGTTTATCAACCTGTGGTGAATTTTCAGGATCTGGTATTTCAGTCATCTCTCTCCCTATGTTTATCGTGTTGGCCGTTATCATTGTGGCGTGATCTCTCGAAATGATCCTCTTTGTCAAAATAGGGTTGCTCGGTGGGTTGTTGATAAACCGAATAGTCTTCTTCACACCCACCGCAATCTTCTGACTCTTTTTCTTCTTGGGGGGATTGTCTTCTAGGTTCCAATTCCATAACCCCTCACATTTACTTCAAAGCGGGCATACTAAACAGCCCAAACAAACTTAGTATGTACAAAAGGGCGATTAATCCAAGTACTAAGTAGATTATTTGAACGATAGGGGCTGGAAGTCCAAGACTACCAATAATCAACTTAACGATATAGAAAATCACCAAAAATACAACAATAGTTATAAGTAAGGAAATCATATAATTTTATTTTCACCTCATCTCAAAATTAACCATAAAATAATAACAACTGTAAGCGGAGTTCCTAGTAATAAAAGCAGTAGAAATAACATACTATTTCGTCTCACTAAGATATTTAGATAAAAAGTTAATCACTAACTGAAGCGCAGCTCCGTAAAGAACGGGTATGGCTTCTTTAATCGGAGTGCCAGCTTTTAAGGAAACTAAGAATACAAGAACTAGCGGTCCAGTATATTTTAGGATTGATTTACCAATCATCTTCCATTGATCCGAACTGACTGAGAATTTAGGTGATTCCATAGACTCCTAATTATTATTAAATAATTTAGATCTAATAAGATCAAATATCTGAGCCCAGGTGGGGTGAGTGATGGGTGCAGTCCCCCCTGCGGCTAGGGTGTCGTATTTGGCTTGTAATACGGCCAGTTGATTGACCAGATCAGCCTTATCGGTTGAAAGTTGGGAGAAATTTGCTTTAGCAGTATTTAATTGATCTGTCACTGTTTTTAAGTTTGTCTCACAGGTTGTCGATTCAGAGGTTAGGTTGTTAACTTGGTCAGTTAGATTAGAGACTTGTCCAGATAGAGTGCCTACTTGGTTAGAAAGGTCAGTTGCCCGGGACTTTAGACCGGCTATGTATTGGGTCAGGGAGGGGGTATCAGTCACTCCGGGTATGTTTAGGTCACTTAATTTAATATATTGATGTAGGTTTATGACCGCATCCCAGACATCAACGGCCACTTTCATGGAATCTTGGTTAGTTAAATCTAGACCTTTGTAAATGTTTGACACAGTACCACCATTCTGGCCTTGATAGCCGTATTTTTTAAAGACGTTAAGATCACCGAAAAACACATTACAGTCAACATTTCCGGCTATTCCCATTATAGACCCCGTAGAGGTGTACTGTTTCATGGCGATGTTCCAACCGGGTTGCGGAGTGGCACTAGTAGAAATATTGTCATATTGGGCGAGCCACAGACCGCAATTCTTAGAGACTGAACTCCAATCGTGACCGTGTGCAAGGGATTGATTTAGGTAGACTAAGGGCCATACCCCTAACTTTTCATGTACCCGATTAACGAACGCTAGCGACCATCCTACGGGGTCAGCGTAGGCCATTTGTTCATAGTCTAAGCAGATCAACTCTCCGTTTAAGGGCTTAATTACTGAACAAAACCAATCAGCCTCATTTACGGCTGAATTAAGGTCGGGTCTAGCAAAATGGTAGTAACCTAAAGGGATGTTGTTTTGATGGCAAGCAGTTTGGAATGAGGTAAACTTAGGATCAGTGTAACCCGTTCCCTCGGTCGCCTTCATCAGGAAAAAATCAGTCTTTAATTTAGAGAAGTCTACGGTCTGATATTTACTACAATCGACTCCAAGCATATTCTCCTACTTCTTAATAATCGTAAATTCTTCAGTTTGATTGTTATAAATTATGTGTCTGATCGGATTCATCTGGTAATCAATAACTAAATCCATCTTGTATGTACCTGGGACTAAAGTTTCAGGAACGGTATTATAGACATTGGTTATATGGCAACCTCTAGCAACCACCCCTTTACTTTGAGGGGTATCGTATAAGATACCATCTACATATCTTTTGGTTATGGTTGGAATCACGTCAACATATTTACAGTAATTAACTTGATAAACTAATTGTCCCCCTACGGTAGCTGTCTTATTCTCGTTCATAATCTTGTATTGGGGCGTTAGATAGACAATCGGTTTATAGGGGTAAAACCACCAATAGGAAACAACACAAACAAACAAGAAAGTTATGATTAGGGTTAAATATGAAAACGAATTTAATAAGTTTCTCATTTTGACCTTAAAACTAGTGCCATGATTGCGGCTATTACGGCCAGAAAAATGGCAGAGGTTAATAGATAGAAACCTTTTTCAATGGGAGAGAATCTGTCCAAGGTAACATAAGACTTAAATTCCTCCCATAAACGGTTTATTTCAGCATCTTGTTTCATTCCCCCTCAATTCTTTTACTGTCCCATTTTACCCAATAATTCTAATCTACTTTTCAAAGCTCCGACAATGACTCTTGATTCTGATGTTCCCTGGGGTTGGGGGACA